GTCTGAAAAGATAGCAATTCCCTTACCGTTACCAAAGATTTCGATTTTGGTACACAGGGACGAAAAGATGACCGTGGAGCAGTTGCGGGAAAACTATAACGCAGATCCGGAGCTGCAGGCCATGCTGAAAAAGATAGAGAAGCTGGGACTGTCCTATGCCATGGGGGAACGTGCCCAGATGGAGCTGCCGGGGATGGAAAAGGAGGCGGAAGCTGATGGGCAGGATGGCAAAGAAGATGAAACGGGCGAAAGACCTTGAAAAAAGAAAGCGAATTGAAAAGCTCGTAGACAGGAAAGAACGCATCCGGCGGAAATACGGATAAGCTTTTCTTCCATAAATAAATTATGCGGCAGGCGGGGACCCGGGTGCTTTATTACAGGCAGCGAAAAGACGCAGGAAGTAAAAGGCGGCAAGGCGCAGCCCGCTCCAGGTCCCTGCTGTAAACAAAAAGTTGTCAGGAAGAGGAAGCGCTGATAAAGGAGTGAAGCAGTTATGACAATTAAAAATAATGGAGAAACTAAACGCGCCGCTACGTTGTTAGGCGCTGTTAATTATCTAAAAGAAATTTATAAATGGGCCAAAACAATTACGAGAGAGATGAAAATCGGAGAATCTTTTAAAATTACAATTTCCGTAAAATGTTCTGATGGCTATTATGATTGTTCGGACTCTTGGGAAACCGAATTTGAAGAGGAGGCGGAAGCTGATGGGCAGGATGGCAAAGAAGATGAAACGGGCGAAAGACCTTGAAAAAAGAAAGCGAATTGAAAAGCTCGTAGACAGGAAAGAACGCATCCGGCGGAAATACGGATAAGCTTTTCTTCCATAAATAAATTATGCGGCAGGCAAAGGCCCGGGTGCTCTATCACAGGCAGCGAAATAGACGCAGGAAGTAAAAGGCGGCAAGGCGCAGCCCGCTCCGGGTCCCTGCTGTAAACAAAAAAATGGTAAGCGGCGCGGGCCGCTTTGGGCTTGCAAGTGCGTGTTATTAATTCGTAATCCATGGAGAGATCGTAATGAAAAGCAGGGACGTAAATTTCAGGCAGCGGACGTTTTATTCAGACAAAAATATCCGCAAGGCAGATTACAGGGTGGTAACTGTTTTTCAGTACAATCTGTTCGGGGATGAAGAAGAACCGATCAAGATTTCCAAAACGAGAAACGGAAAAGAGAAACTGACCTGTCCGGCCAAACAGATTTTGAACGACAAAAAATCAGAGCAGTATTTTGAGTTGCTGCTGAAAGGGAACTTTTCTGAAAACGATTATGTTTTGCGTTTGAGTTATTCGGACAAATTTTTGCCGGAGACGGAAGAGGAAGCGGAAGAGAACGTCAAAAAGTACATCCGGGATTTACGGAAGGCAGCGAAAAAGCGCGGCATAGAAAAACTGGATTATGTGTACGTGACGGAAACGGGAAGCAGGAACGGCAGGATCCATCATCACATGGTTCTGAAAAATGTGCTGCCCCGTGACCTGGTGGAAGATCTTTGGTCAAAACAGGTACGGCCCTTCCATCCGGAACGGGAACGGCTGGGCTGGGCCAATGTGAAACGGATCCAGATCGCAGGCCCGGAGATGAAGGGGGACGGTCCGGACTTCATGAAACGGATTGCCCGGTATCTGGTGAAGCGTGTACGCCAGAGCGCCGGGAAGCGGAGATGGAAACAATCCACCGGCCTGGTTCTTCCGGGCACGACGAAGACGGACCATGTGTGCACGAAGAAACAGTTTGAACAGATGAGCCTGTTTGAAGGGACAAGCTTTGAAGTCTCCAACACGGAGATGATGAAATTCATCAAAAAACATCACAAGGATTTTGTCGTGACGGAACTGCGGCGGGACTATAACGACCTGACCGGGCAGTTTTATATCCGTTTTGAGTTGATGCGCCGCAACGTTTGGCTGCGCGCGCATTCGATTTTCAGTGACCAGCAGCTGGCGCAGATGGATATGGCGGATGAGTATCTGTTGCCACGGAAACGGAAGCGGAACCAGGAAGAGATACAAGGGAGGTTGTGGTGATGGCCAAGGAAGTGGATATCCGGAAGAAGAATGCGAAGGAATTGAAACGAAAATTCTGGGAGCATCTGAAAAAGCAAAAAGCGAACACAAAAGCGAACACGCGGAAAGTGTGCCGGCCATGAGATATTTCTGCAGGAAACAGGAAAAGTTTTTGGAGAAGCTGCTGTTCCATCTGCCGGAACTGGAAAAGGCGGTGGAAGATACCAGGCACCGGAAGGAAAAAGAAGCGGAGCAGTCTGATGACCCGACGGGACGGTTTGCCGTGTTGGGTTTGTCGGCGGAGAACATGGAAGTCTGGCTGCAGGTATTGGATGGGGAACTGGAAAAGGTACGGGAAGAGGAGCCGTTTAAGTACAAAATTTTTATGCGGCGCTACTTGGACAAGGAACTGCCGGAGATAACCTGCCGGAAGAAATACATTTCTCTTTCCACGTACTGGCGCTGGCGGAAGGAGCTGTTGCTGGTGGTCGGGTTGAAGGCGCAGGAAAAAAATCTGAAATTCTAAAAAGTGTGACACTTTTTTCCGTAAAATCTGTGGTATAATAGTACCAGTAACAAAGGCACTTGCCGTAAACACGGCAGGTGCCTTTTGTATTTATGGGCGTCAAAGCGGCCGTGGACCGCCCGGGTTTTGAACTCCTGCCCGGTGGCCGCTGCGCCCGCCATGGGAAGGTGGTGAGACGGATGGGACAGCGTGGACGTATTAAAAGCCCGATGCAGATGCTGAAGCTGTGGGATGAATACAAAGAGCGGTGTGATAACCGGTCGGTCATTGTATGGGACCACAACAAAAAGACGGGCGATTACGATATGAACGAGGTCATTCGTTCCGTCACTTACACCATCAAGGGTTTTGCTGTGTTTTTGGGCATGACAGAGCAGAACTTTTATACCACTTACAATGAAAATCCTAAATTTGAGTACGTCATCGCGCGCATACGCGAGGAATGCGAAGTGAACACCAGGGAAAAATTTGAACTGGGCATGATCCCGACGAAGCTGGCGGGACTGTGGATGAGCAAATACGGCTACACCACAAAACAGGAGGACAGCGTGACCGGTGCGGACGGCGGGCCGGTGGCTTACAGGTGGGAGCAGGACAGTGAAACGACAGCAGGCCGGACCGGTTAAAGTCATAGACATCCCGTACAAACCAAGGCCCATATGGCGGGACGTTATCCACCCGGCGTTGGAGCATAAAAAAAGAGCGGTGCTGGTGTGCCACAGGCGGTTCGGCAAGACGATAGGCTGCATCAATGAGATGGTTCGGAAGGCGTTGCAGAATACGAAGCTGATGCCGAAATACGCATACGTTGCGCCATACAAAAACCAGGCAAAAAAGATTGCATGGTCATGGCTGAAATATTTTACCCGTGTGATACGCGGGCGGAAAGTCAACGAAGTCGAATTGTATGTAGAGTTCCCTACGCTGCATGAAGGTGCTGACGGGACAAGGATCTATATCATTGGCGCGGACAAGCCGGACAATCTGCGCGGGGATTACCTGGACGGCGTGATACTGGATGAGTTTGCGCAGATACGGCCCAGCCTGTACGGTGAGATCATAGCGCCGATGCTGGTGGACCGTGATGGGTTTGCGTACATCGTGGGAACGCCGAAAGGGCAGAACCAGTTTTATGAGAAATACAAGGAAGCCGTAAACGATCCGGACCGTTGGTTTTCCTGCCTGTACCGGGCCAGTGAAAGCGGCGTGCTGACGCAGGAACAGATCGACGACCTGGGCAAGGATATGACGGATGAACAGAAGCGGCAGGAATTGGAATGCGACTTTTCCGCCAGCGCGTCCAACATCGTGTTGCCGATAGACCTTGTGGACAAGGCAGCAGCCCGTAACATCACCGAAGACCATGTGGAAGGAATGCCGCTGGTGCTGGCGGTGGATGTGGCCCGGTTTGGCGATGATGATACAAGGTTCCAGTTGCGTCGCGGCCTGTTGGCGTACCCGTCCATAAAGGTACATGGCATGGACACGATGGCAGTCGCGTCCATGACGGTAGCGCTGATAAACAAGCACCATCCGGACGCGACGTTTATCGACGTCGGGGCCATGGGTGCCGGTGTCATAGACAGGATACGACAGTTAGGCTTCCCGGTCATTGAGGTAAATTTTGAATCGCAGGCACAGAACACAAAACGGTTCAAAAACCTGCGCGCCGAAATGTATTTCAAGACCAGAGACTGGATGGCGCAGGGAGGATGCATACCAAACGATCCGGAGTTGAAGACAGAGTTATCTGTCACAGAGTATAGGTTCAGCAATGATGGCAGGATCATATTGCAGCCGAAAGAAGAGATAAAAGAAATACTGGGGCGTTCCCCTGACCGGGCGGACGCGCTGGCAATGACGTTTGCGTACCCGGTGGCGGCCGCGTCTGTGATGCAGCAGGCCACGGCCAACACGGAATATAATTTTGGACTTTAAGAAAGGAGCAGTAACATGTGTGGAAACCTTTTTAAATCACCGGACCCGCCGAAAGTGGAAAAGTTAGCGCCGGCCCCGACGCCGGTCGCGTCGCAGGATGTGGACACGGTGACCGATGATGCAACAAAACAGAAGAGACGGAAAGGCTATGCGGCTACGCGTGTAGCGGAAGACCGGAACGTGCTGACCGATTCCGGCAAGCGTACGACATTAGGATGAGGTGGCTATGATTACGGCAGAAACGATTCTGGCAAGGGCGCCGACTGCAGCCATGCAGGCGTCGGATGTAAAAGTATCCGTGTACCCGGACAAAAAGCGATGTGTCAGCAAGGCCAAGAACATGCTGCGTGACAGGCTGATGTGGGAGACACGGTGGAAACGGATACGGGATTTACAGCTTCCGTACATCGGCGAATTTGAAGACACACAGGACAGCACAAACCCGGCGCGCCGCAGGGACGATAAGATGCTGCAGGGCGTAGCATGGCAGGCAGCGCAGGTCTTTTCCGCCGGTATCATGAGCGGGCTGACGCCGCCGTCCCGGCAGTGGTTCAAATTTGGCTTTTCAGATCCGGAACTTAACAAGGATGTGGGCGCTACGAAGGTGCTGGACCAAAGGCAGGAGATCATGCAGGCCGTTTTGGCAGGCAGCAATTTTTATAACAGCGTGCACTCCTGCTATCTGGAGTTGCCGTTCGGGCAGGCGCCGCTGGCGATCTTTCCGGACAGCAAGACCGGCGTTCGCTTCCAGCCGCTGACCATCGGGACCTACGCGCTGGAAGTTGGCGGGGACGGCACGGTGCAGAGGCTGCTGCGCAAGTACCGGCTGACGCTGGAACAGATTGTGGAAAGCTTCGGGCAGGATGCCTTGCCGTGGCGATATAAAGCGCAGTTTGAGCAGAACCGGTTTGACAATAAAAAATACACGGTGTACTGGCTGGTGGAACCGAACCAAGACAGGGAACCGGGCAAGATTGGCAGGCTGAACATGCCGTACCGGTCCATGTACTGGATGAAGGGAAGCAACGAAAACGAATGGCTGTATGTAGGCGGCTTTGAAGAATTTCCGGTGCCGGTGGCACGGTACATCGTCACGGGGATGGACGCGTACGGGAAAGGCCCGGGCTGGTTTGCCGAAGGCGACGTGAACGCGCTGCAGGTGATGAAGAAAGACCAGCTGCTGGGCATTGAGATGGGCGTAAAACCGCCGGTGACAGTGACGCATGACGTGATGAACTACGGCGGCGTAAACATGTACCCGGGCGGCATGACCAAGATGAGCGATGCCAATTCGGCTGTGCGGCCGTTGTTCCAGGTGGGGCTGGATATCGATCATGTGTCGGCAGAGATCACGCTGACGAAAGATGACATCAAGCGCGCCTATGCGGCGGACCTGTTTCTGATGCTGGACAATATCGATAACGGCCAGATGACGGCGCGGGAGATTGTGGAACGGCAGCAGGAAAAGCTGCAGCAGCTGGGGCCGGTGGTGCAGCGACTGCAAGATGAATTTTTAAATAACATCCTGGAGCGCGTGTACAACATACTGGACCGCAGCGGAATCTTCCCGCCCATACCGGACGACGTGCTGGAAACGCTGTCCGGGAAGGAAATGAAAATTGAGTACATATCGCCGTTGGCCCAGGCACAGAAGATGTCGGGGCTGGTGAACATTGAACAGGCGGTGTCCTTCACGTTGCAGATCGCCCAGGCATGGCCGGACGCGGTGAAGGTGATAGACCCGCTGGCGACCGTGGAAAAATACATGGAACTGTTAGGCGCGCCGGCAGCGATGCGCCGGAGCGAAGAGGAAGTGCAGCAGATGATCCAGGCAGAGCAGGAAGCCATGCAGCAGGCCCAGCAGGAACAGCAGGCCATGCAGATGGCCCAGGCGTTGCCGGGCATCACGCAGGCTGCGAAGAACGCGACAGAGGCGGCCAACGACGGGAACCCGGCGCTGGCTGACTGGCTGGGAATGAGTGGTGCATGATGCGGTACATGGCGAACACAGGAGAAGATACCCGCCGGGCGGAATACCAGCGGGTATTAAACACAGAGATCATCAACAAGGACACGGCCGTGATGCAGTGGATGCTGGAAAATCCAGAGGGGAGATGGTTCCTGCTTCGGATGTTCCAGTCATGCCAGCTGACAGGAGCCACGTTTACCGGCAATTCCGCTACGTTTTTCAAGGAAGGCCGACGGTCCGTGGTCTGTGAACTGTATGAACTGGTACGAAGCAGGCTGGGAAAAAAAGGACTGGAACTGCTGCACAAGGCAGAGATGGAAATGATGGAGTTTGAAGAGCGCTGCGAAGAGGCAGCCAAAGAAATGGAGGATTAAGATGGTTACTGATAATGACAATGCTGCCAACAATAACACGGATGGGCAGGGGACACAGAACAATCAGAGCACGCAGCCCGCAGGTGATGGGCAGGGCACGCAGAACGGCCAGCAGCAGAACGTGCAAACTGCGCCGGATAATAAACCGGCAGCGGACGGTCAGCCGAAACAGGGTGGTACTACGCAGCAGGATGCGCCAAAAGGAACGCTGCTGGGCGGGGAAACAAAACTAACAGCACAGGCAGGGGCGCCTGAACAGTATGACTATACAGCGGCGATCCCGGAAGGGATGCAGGTGGACCAGCAGTTGGCGGACGGTTTTTCCGTGATTGCGCGGGAGATGAACCTGACCAACGACCAGGCGAACAAGATCGCGGCGTACGGTATCCAGTACGGCCAGCAGGTAGCACAGGCCATGCAGCAGCAGTTGGATGCAGAAGTGGCAGGCTGGGGCGAAGCGGCAAAGAAGGAACTGGGCGCGGATTTTGACAAGACCATGCAGCTGTGTGGGGCGGCGCTGGAAGCGGTGGAAAAACAGGTGCCAGGCATCCGGAAGGCGCTGAATGAGACAGGCGCCGGGAACCGGATCGAAGTGATCAAGGTGATGCGCCTGATGGGCGAACTGGTAAAAAGCGACCCGGGCAAGCTGGCGAACCTGGGCGGGGCAGCAAAACCCGCCGGAAGTGACACATGGTACAACAATTCAAAGATGTAATTTAAGTTAAAAAAGAAAGGATGATGAAACATGGCAACGATTGGAATGGATCGTCTCACGCTGAACGACCTGCGCAAGCGCAGCGACGGCAATGGCAAACTGGATGAGATTATGGAAGTGCTGGCAGCGTCCAACCCGATTTTGGATGATATGACCTGGGTCGAAGGCAACCTGACCACAGGCAACCGGACCACGATGCGCAACAGCATTCCCAGACCGTCCATCCGTTATATCAACAGAGGTATTGCTCCCACAAAAAGCGACACAAAGCAGATTACGGATACCTCCGTGATTTTGGAAGCCCGTTCCGAAGTGGACGTGGAATGGCTGGCGCTGGCATCTGACAAAGAAATGGCCCGCCGCAATGAGGACATGGCGCATATTGAAGGCTTTGGCCAGACTTTGGCAGAGATGGTTATTTATGGCAATACCGAACTGGATCCGGATACGTTCAACGGGCTGGACATCCGTCACAGGGTCCTGTCCGTGACCGATCCGACAAAACCCGGCTATACCACCGTTGACGCGGGCGGCACCGGCAATGCGCTGACTTCTGCGTTTTTCGTGGATTGGGGTCCCCGCAGCATCACCGGCATTTACCCGAAGGGAGCTATGGCAGGCCTGGATCACAGGGACCTGGGCGAACAGACAGTGGAAGACCGCGACGGAAAAAAATTCCAGGCGATGGTTTCCCTGTTCAACTGGAAATGCGGCCTGACGGTACGCGACTACCGCGCTGTCGGCGCGATCCGTAACATTGACAGCGGCGTGTTCAAGACCGGCACGGCAGCCCAGAAGCTGGCAGCGTTGAGTTCTTTCCTGACCGTAAAGAACCGCGTACGCCGTCCGGACAAAGGGATCTGGTATGTATCCAATGAACTGTACACGGTCATGGAACTGTTCCTGATGGACAAGAACAATTCCTATGTGACCCGTGACACCATCGAAGGCGGCATCCCGGTGATCCGGTTCGCAGGCAACCGCGTGGTGAAACTGGACGCCATCTCTGATGCGGAATCCCAGATCGTTTAGTTTAAACATTTTTAAGAAAGGAGTATAACACCATGATTCCTGATTATGAAAATATGTTTTTGAACAAAAAGGCGGCCAGCACGTACGGTACGACCGCCGCGTATTCTGACAATGTAGTGGGCAACGGCAACGGCGGCAGCGCGTATGATCCGCCGTTCCTGTTCATCAATGTTTCCGAAGCGGCGACCGCCGGAGGCAACATTACCGTAGTGCTGCAGACCTGTGACGCGGAAGGCTTCGGCAGCAACGTGGTGGACCTGGGCACGTATTATGTTCCCATCGGTTCCCTGGGCACCGTGGTAAAAGAACGCATTCCTTACGGCGGCAAGAAATTCTACCGCCTGAAACTGACCGGTTCCGCTTCCGTGACCGGAAATGGCAAGATTACCGCTGGTTTTGTGACCGACGTAGACCTGCCGCTGTGATGTAAAACAAACCAAAGGGCTGTCGCATGGCAGCCCTTTTTTAAAAAGAAAGGCAACATCATGAACATTACTGACATCTGCAATACGGCCCTGAACCATATAGGCAAAGGGACGGTGACATCCGTGTCGGACCAGAACGAACTGGGACGCACGCTGAAGATACATTACGATATGCAGCGGCGTTGGCTGCTGACAGAATATAACTGGGGATTTGCAAGAAGAACGGAAAAGCTGTCCTGGCTAAACGTTAAAGTACCGGGTTGGGATTACGTCTATGCCTATCCGAATGACTGCCTGATGGTGCGGCAGGTGTATAACGAAGAGACGGGCAGCGTGGAGAACCCATACGACATTGTAAATATAAATGACAACACGAAAGCAATCGTCTGTAATTTGGCAGGCGCCTATATAGATTTCACATATGATGTTAAAGATGTGGGGCTTTTTTCGCCGGATTTCCAGACGGCGTTAAGCTATTTCGTAGCCGGCGCGATTGCATTACCGCTGGCAGGTTCGGCAACCCTTGGGCAGCAGATGAAGAACGAAGGAGCAGCGATGCTGAACCAGGCGAAGACAAGGACCATGCAGGAACAACACAAAAAACCGGAATATGTAAGCGCGTACGTGAGGGGGCGTTGGGATGGCTGACGGAAGGATGTACATCATGCAGGCCAGCTTTGCGGCCGGGGAGATATCGCCGGAAGTAGCGGCCCGTGTTGACCTGGACAAATACCAGGCGGCGCTGCTGCAGGCAGAGAACTGTTTTATCCGTCCCTATGGCAGCGCGTACCGGCGACCAGGACTGAAATACGCCTATACAACAGATGCAGGATACAAACTGTTGCAGGAATTTGCCGTGGATTCGGATACCAGCTACCTGCTGGAGTTTCGGGAATCATACCTGCGCGTGTATGCACCGGACGGCGATACACTGGTAAAAAAAGCCACAGTATCCACGCCGTTCTCTGGGGGAGAACTGCATAAGCTGCGGTTTGCCCAGTCGGCGGATGTGATGTTTATCGCCAGCGGGAACCATCCGGTACAGGTTCTGACAAGGCACAGCGATACGAATTGGACCATGGCGGACATGGTGTTGGACGCCAGTTATTATGATGTGATGACGGAGACGGAAGGCGTAACGGTATCCGCGTCAGCCACGTCAGGCACAGTGACGCTGACCGCCAGCAGCGGTATCTTTGCTTCCGGCCAGGTGGGCAACTGGATCCGGCTGACCCATGATATGCCGTCGGTAACAGAGACTCTGAAATTGGATTCCGTCACGCCGACGGATACCAGCGCTTCTATGCTGTCCGGCGCCAATGGCTGGAAGGTGATTTCCCACGGTACATGGGCGGGAAGCTTCGACGTGGAGTATTCCAAGGATAATTTAAACTGGAAGACCTTACGGACATACACCAGTAACAGCGATTATAACCCGTCGGAGACAGGAACGTTTGATGAACCGACGTATATCCGGGTAACCGGTACGATCACCAGCGGCAGCGTGACCATAGACCTGACGCGGCTTCCATACAAACACAAAGGCACGGTGAAGCTGACGGGCTACACCGATGGCACGCACATGACCGGCACCGTGGTAGACCAGTTGGCTTCCACGTCCGCCAGTGATGCCTATGCCTTTGGCCCATGGTCGCCATCGTACGGGTATCCGGCATGCGTGGGGTTCTTCCAGGACAGGCTGTGCTTTGCGGCAAACGCAAAATATCCGTACATGGTATGGATGAGCCGGACAGGGGATTACCTGAATTTCGGGACGGAAGAAATTAGTGGGACGCTGACGGATGATTCGGCTATCGCGTTGAGTTTTATCAGCCGGAAAGATTTCCGGATCCTGCATCTGATAGCCACGTCGGACCTGATCGTCATGACGGAAGGAAACGAATGGATCATATCCGGCAGCAGCACGGTGACGCCAACAAAAGTGACGCCGCAGCTGCAGACGTTCCGGGGGTGTACGGATGTGGAACCGGTCATAATCGGCAGCGATATCATCTATGTGCAGCGGCGCGGCAAGACCGTGCGGGACATGCAGTACAATTACGCGTCGGACAGTTATGACGGCGCGGACCTGACATTGCTGGCCAAGCATATCACAAAAGAAACGACGATTGTGGACGCCACCTATAAACAGGAACCGGACAGCATGCTGTTCTTTGTGATGCAGGACGGGACCTGCGCATGCCTCACGTATGTGAAAGACCAGAAGGTATACGCATGGAGCCGTATTATAACCAATGGAAGCATTAAAAATGTTTGCGCGATAGCTTCCCCGGACGGAGAACGTGTATATTTCATGGTCAGCCGGGGCAATGGCATGTTCATCGAAGAACTGGCAGAGCCGGAAGAACATATACTGCTGGATAATTCCGTGAATATACTGACGGAAGAAAACGTGAACACGGTTACAGTTGCGCACCTGGCAGGGTGCAAGGTGGACGTGCTGGCAGACGGGGACCATCATGCGGGGCTGCAATGTGACGCAAACGGTGTGGTCGCTTTGCCGGATGGAATAAAATGCGAACAGTTTGTGGTAGGGATGCCATACAAGACGGTCATGGAACTGCCAAACATTGAAGTGCAGATGCGGGACGGCACCATGCAGGGACGAAAAAAGAAAGTATCGGAAGCGATCCTGCGTCTGACGGACAGCCTGGGCGGTGAGATCGGTGTGACGGAAACGCTGGTGGACCATATCAATTTTGATGAGTTTGGCGACCAGGTGGTGAAGCTGTACAGCGGGGACAAGCATGTGACGGTTCCCAATGTGCCGGTCGGAGGGTTTGAAGATACGGGGCGTGTGGTGATCACGCACAGCAGCCCGTATCCGTTCAATTTAAGCAGCATCGTAAGGGTGGTGACGTTAGGTGGTTAAGTTTAAGAGGATTAAAGTACCGACGAAGGCGCTGGTGAATGAGCTGATGCAGGACATGCGGAAGCCGGACATTATGGAACTCTTGATGGGGCCGGTGCATCCGGATCAGGCGGTTTTTGACAGCATCGCCAACAGCCGGTACTGTTACGCTGTGCGGGACAAGGAAAACAACCTGCTGGCCGTTACCGGAATAGCAGCCGGACAAATAGAAGTGGCAGGGACAATGGCCACGCCGGTATGGTTTTTGGGGACGAAAAAGGCATACAGGCACAACAGGGCGCTGGTCTATTATGGGAAACAATTCTGTGAACAATGGATTTATGAGGTAGGCCCGCTGTGTAATTATATTTGGATAGGCAACGAACCGAGCATCCGGTACATACGGCATCTGGGCGCGAGGCTGCTGCCGCCGGAAGAAAAAGGGAAACACAGGGAGATGTTTATCCCGTTTATTTTAAGTGATGTGAAGAGGTGAAAAAAATGTGCAGCATTACGATGGCACTGACAGGGCTGATGACAGGCATGCAGATGGCGTCCCAGCACCAGCAGACAAAAGCAGCGGTGCAGACGGCGGAAGCACAGGCGGAAGCGGCGGAACAGAATGCGAAGCTGCAGAACAGGCAGGGGGAACTGATCGCCGAACAGTACGGGCAGAAACAGCGGGAAGCGGACAACCGGCGCAGGCTGGTACAAGGAGCGCAGCGGGCAGAGGCAGGCGCGTCCGGGATTGCAGGAGGCATGGGGACCGCAATGGACATGCAGGTGGCGACGACGAACGCCTGGCAGGAAGACAGCGAGAACCTGCTGGGGAACCAGCGGGAAGCCGTATATAACAATTACATCAAAGAAGTGAACTACCGGAACCAGGCAGAATCGTACCGCGCCCAGGCAGCGGCGGCAAAACGTGCCGGATCCATGGCGCAGTGGGGCACATTACTTTCCGGGGCAGCGTCTCTGTATGGATTAAAGACGGCATCCAGCACATCGGCAGCGGCAAAAAGCACCAGCGCAGGGATAGCCAGCACGCCGACGGCGGCAGGTTATGCGGCGCAGGCGTCCGATACCATGATGAAAGGCGTCAACACCATGGGATTTGATTTGCCGGCACAGGCAAAGATCGGGCTGGGCGGCATCGCCTTAAAACCGCAAAAACTTTATGATATCGGCTGGACGCCGACAAAAAAATTATATACGTTCGGAGGGTAAGGCCATGCAGTTACCGGTATACACACCACAGGTACAGAAGACGGCGGGCGGCGACGGAAAGATCGCCGTGCCGCATAACATAGGGGCGGCAGCGGAACTGGCGGGACAGGGCATCAATGCGCTGGGCAAAGGCGTGGGCGCGGTGAATGCAGTGCTGTTCAAACAGGCGGCGGATGCTGACAAGACTACGGCCACGGCGGCCAACAACGAATACACACAGCGACTGAACGATGTACTGTATAACGATAAGGACGGGCTGCTGCACACACAGATGAAAGGCGCGGACGGTATCACGTCCGTGTTTGAAGAAAAGGAAAAGCAGATACGGGATGAAATAGCTAAAAAATATAAATTCAATTTCAATGCAGGCCGTCAGGAATTTGACAACATGGCCGGCCGGACATATGCGCAGCGGATGACAAACGTCCAGAACCATATGTACGCGGAAAGCAAGAAGTACCGGGATGTGACATTTAGCAACAGCATTGATAACCAGGCGCGTTTCGCGGCAGATAATTATGCAGACGCAGCCATGGTGGAAGACGCCATGGCAGGGGCGCTGGCAAATGTGGACAATTATTATGCCGGGCAGGGAACGGAAGTGGTGGAACAACAGCGCCGGCGTATTGCCGGGCAGATCGCCCAGCAGGTGATAAACCGGGCGTACGCGAGCGGAAATATCAATGCGGCAGAAACATATATTGAAAAATACGGGAAAGCCATGGACCCGGCAACGCTGACCGGTTACGCCAAGAATGTATATCAGAGCAGACTGGCAAACCTGCAGGAGGTTACAGCCAAGAGCCTGTTCGCACAGTTTGGGGACAATATAGAAGCGGCCTATAACCATATCTTTTCGGATAGTTTTACCGGCAATGGCAACAATGAATCTGCGCTGGGCTGGTTCAAAAAAGCAACAGCGGATGGCATGAGCATGGGGCCAAACACCTGCACGATAGGCGTCAACAAGGCGCTGATGGCAGGCGGTTTCAAACCGATACCCACATGGGCGCCGACCGCATGGAAAGAATTAAAGAACGCCGGGCGCACGTTTACGGATGTAACCAAAGCGCGCACCGGCGATATTGTGTTTTGGTGGAAGCCGGGCAGTGATAAGGATGCGGATGACACATCCCATGTAGGCATATACGATGCACAAACGGGGATGGTGTATCAATCAGGGACCAGCGGGGTAAAACCGATTAAATTAAATGCCTATTCCATAACCGGGTTTGCACGTCCCCAGGGACAGGCAGCTTCCCCAGAAGAAAAGAAAAAGCTGTGGGCGGCGTACCAGCAGGAGGTAAGCCTGCGCAAAGGGTTTGAAAGACAATCAATAAACAATGTTACGGAAACAGTGGAAGCAGAGTTTTTCCAGATGTACAAAGATGGGATTACAGATCCTGCAGCATATCGGGCCAAGGTAATAGAGTATGCTGGCAACAATCCAAAATTATTCAGAAGTTTGACCACGGTGGCCAATAGTTTCGCAACGGCGGCCGGCAAAGCATCCGGAAGCAGCGGAACCGGAAGTGGCAAGTCAGATCCGTTATTTGAACATACCATGGTCAATATGATGACCACCAGCGGGTACAGCAATGAAGACGTGCTGGAATACATAAACGATCCGGATAATAATGTCAGGGATGCAGACAAAGCCAAAGCGCTGAAGCTGATAGAACAAAGAAACGCAGGGGAAGGGCCGTTTAAATATAACTGGAACGCCATTAAAAGCGAAGTCATGCAGGGGTATCATGACAAAAACAAAGAATATGTGTGGAACAACGTAAAAGCAAAATTGATTTATGAACTTGACAAATACCGCAGACAGAACAACGGCAAGGACCCGGAAGTGGATTACATGGCAAGAGTGGGAGCTGCGGCACTGCTGGACAGTGCAACGTATACGGTGCCCGGCACATGGTCCAGGACATCCAAAAAGAAAGTAAGCGACGCCACGCTGGCCAGCGTAGGCATTATGGAAATGCATGAAAATCCCAACGGGTTAAAGGACATCATATTAAGAGACGGCAGGCAGCGCAGGATAACCGATGCGCAGCTGGACCGCATTTTAAATGGGGAACCGTTGGAAATGGTGATCAGGGAGGAATGATTTATGGATCCAGAAAAGAAAAAGGAGATGCAGCGGGCATTCAATTATTACCGGAACAACCTGACCGGGGAACCGCCGGCAGGGACCGGGGATGATTTATATAATGACAGGGTGGATAATATCCATGTGGACGAACAGCACCTGACAAATATCGGGAATGATGAGGCAGGGAATCCGATTATGGCAAATCCTGTAAATATGCCATCGGAACCGGAACCAATAAAGCAGGGAGTGCTGGGCAATATCATGGATTTTGCTGCAGAAAGTCTGGCACAGCCACCGGAAATGCCATCAGCACCAGCTGGTGTACAGCCGTTGGCAGATGCGGCAAGATATCTGTATGATTTTAGTACGGCATCGGACGAAGAACGCAAAAAGATGACATTGCCATATTTGGCGAAGAGCGCGGCAAAAGATTATATCCATGGTTTGAGCAATGCGACGGAACTGGAACATAGCCAGCTGTACGAAAGCTTTTTTTACAGCCCGAACAAAAAGAACGAAGAGATTAAACGTATTTCTGACCGGCTGGGTTTTGATGTAAGTAATTTAGCCAACGACAGGGAGCTGTGGGTAAAGGCAGCATTAGCAGCGGAACGCGTGGAACGCATGGGCAAGTTTAAAAAATATCAGGACGCCTATGGCAATATGGACATGGCCAAAATCTACGCGGATAACCCGGGACTGGCAAAGGTACAAAAAAATAATGGTACGGCAGCGGCGGCCATGGTGCTGGGGAACATGGACGGTTTACAGACCATCAATGATGTGTACGATAATGCGTTTACGCGATTTTTTGGAAGCATCTATACTGGCGGACGCCGGGCAGCGAACAGCTTCGGGAAAAGTTGGGAATGGGGCAAGGCCATGCTGGGCGCCCGTATGCCTTCCAAAGAAGAACAGGCGGAAATTGACGAATATGATGCCGTGCTGCGGAACCTGCCGCGTTATAACTACAATTCCGTAACAGGAACGGCAGGAGCCATGCTGGGCGGTGCTGCAGAGAACGCAGCCATGATGATTATATCCCGCATTCCGCATGTTGTGGAAGCAGTGGCCACAAAAGGAAGGCTGCAAAAAGTGGCGGACGTGGCAGGCGTAGGTATTATGGCCGCCATGATTGCGCCGCAGCAATATGAAGAATTGGTAACGCGGACGGATGAAAACGGAAAACCTGTATATACACCTGAGCAGGCCCGCATGATCGCTATTGCCCAGGCAGTACCGCAGGCGGTGCTGGAGGATTACAGCCTGCGCCGGATTGGCGGGGCTATATTTGGCAAGAGTACCGCACCGGCATTGAGCGAAATCATAAAAAAGAGCGCAAGTCTGGAAGCCGCAAAAGCCGGCGTGAAAGAATATGCTTCCGTAAAAATCAGGGAAAGCATCAAGGCAGGCGCTATTTCTTTGGGGGCAGACGCAGCGGAAGAATTTGAACAGGCATTCAGTGATAGGATCGTAGAGAACGTAGCCCAGGTTTTGGTCAATGGCAGGGAAGCAGATGTAAAATCTTTAGATACTATATTACAGGAATCCACCGGTGAGATGCTGGAAGCATTGTCTGCCATCGGTGGGTTTGGTTTAATCGGCTTTTTAGGTCATCCTATCGCGAATACACGGGCCGCGCTGAATTTCCGTTCCCGTGTGCGCCAGGTGGTAAATGATACCAGAATACAGGGAGCCATGCAAAATGCCCACTACAGTGAAGTGTTAAATGGAGTGTGGGCCAACAAACAGAATATTAAAGAACTGCAAGATAAGGCACCGGAAGTTGTGTCCACGTTGCTGGATGCACAGAACCGGAAAGCCGGAATGGAATATGGTTTTGTAGATGTAAAAATGCTGGCCCAGCAGGAAGGTGGGCAGGAACTGGTGAAAAAGATCGCCCAGGCCAATAATATATCAGCTGACGAACTGGCGGTATGCATGGATGGTTCCGGCATGCTGCAGGTGAAGACGTCTACGCTGATGCAGATGGACCTGCAGGACGATCAGAAAAACGCCATTACGGATAATCTGACCACAAGCCTGGATGCAGTGACCAGGGCGCAGCATAAAGAAGCGCTGCAGATTGCCAGCACGCAGCTGAAGGACCTGCAGGCGTATGAAGACAAGACTTTTAAAAAATCTGTGGATAATATTATTGCTGCACGGTTCCCGGATACGGAGCAGGCACGGCTGGCCAGGGAAATTATCGAAGCAAATTATGAAAACCCCCAGGCAGAATTTAAGCGCCGGCTGGATGCGGTCAATGCGGAAATCAATGAAATTATTGATCCGGTGCTGCGTGAATTAAGGCACGGCATGAAACAGGGCGTGACGCTGGTACGTGATGCGGAAGGCAATGCCACCGGTGCGCGCGTAAGTAACAACGACCAGTGGTACAGCAATTATTATGCGGATTATGGACGGGCGCCCAGTAATGAAGGACTGATCAATCTGGCCATGGATATTGCCAGCGGCCGGCAGGATCCCCGGTACGGGCTGCCGGATTATCAGAACAACACAGATGAAAGCAGGGAATACTTTGCCGGTGTGGCAGAGCGGCTGGACAAACTGGAAGAGGAACGGGATGCGCTGCGGGCTATCAAAGACCGGCTGCAGGAGTTGCGGCCCAGCGAGATGTCAGCGACGGCCACGCTGTCCAAAGAAGGGCTGGAAGTGTATGACGCGGCGATCCGGTGGATGGGCACCAGCAATAATGAAAAAGTACAGAAAGCAGGAAGGTTAAATGCGTTGCTGCTGGCCCGGTATGCGGACAACATGGCCAAAGTGTTTTCCCGGATAAAACAAAAACCGTACACGGCTAAAGACTTTATCCGTGAACGGTTGAAGATTGATGTAAATGCTGTGCAGGAAAAAATGCAGAATGCCGCGCAGTTGTTCCAGGTATCGCCGGCAGAATTTGAGAGGCAAAAAGCCGAAGTACGGAAACAGTACGAAGGATCAGACCAATGGATGAAGGCACCAAATGGAGAACCCACCAATCTAACGGAAGACCAGTGGGTTACTGTTCGCACGCCTGCTTTTAAGAATTGGTTCGGGGACTGGGAGTATATTGCCAATGCGTATCCGAAAGGAAGGGCAAGTGAGAGAAAAGACGTAAATGAATATATAAAATCGTTAAAAGGAAAACAGTTAAAATCTGTAGAGGAAAATATAATTGCTTCCTTTAGCCATAAGGGATTAGGAAAAGTTGCCAGTGATGCTGCAATTAACAAAAGTAAGAGAAATGGTTTTTCTATGCAGGAACATTTAACAGCCGTTCTCAATATCGAAAAGCTGTTTTCCAATTCCATTAAAACAAATGAACGGGAGGATCATAATGACAGTATAAAAGGAATTGAGCATTTCTCTTCATTATTCATGGCTGAAAATAATGAACCGGCATTGGTAACTTTTACTGTGAAAGTTACTGAAAATGCCGGTCGCAAAATTTACAGTATTGAATTAATGGAATTAAAAAAAGTAGAGGGCAAAGTGCAGGGGGAAGCCCGAAAGCTTCACCAAGCCACCTCTACTTTCGATACATTAAATATATCACGAATAGCTGAAAAAATCAATAATTATTCAAAAATAGTCGATAAAAATGGCGAGCCGAGACCATTCTATCATGGAACGCAACGGATGGATCGTGTGGGTGATACTTTCCTACCGGAACGTGCTACGTCCGGACCGATGGCTTTCTTTACCAGCAGTAAGGAAATCGCTACCAATTATTCAAAAGATAAGATTGATACAAGCTTACAGAGGGAAGCAAGTGAATATAAAGATCAATTCACAGTTGCGCTTCCCAACGGCAAAAAGGTAAATATTGTTGATTATTGGAACCATCTTTCCACAAAAGAAAAGAACGCAATACGAAAGACTGCCGGACACGTTACGTTTGATGACGAAGCGGACAACATCATTTTTGACCCTAATGTCACTTATGGTGTGGGCGACCTTGAGTACAAAATCAAAAACAGCAACGGCAATGTTTTACAGGCCCTTGTAGATGAGTGGCTGACAGATGGAAACATTTGGGGTAGCGAGGAAAAGTTTTTAGAGGTATTAAAACTTGCCGGAGTGAAAGCAGACGTTGAATATCTTGATCCGAATAAAGTTGTTTCCGGCGTGTTTGAGGTTTACTTAAACGTTCACAACCCTTTTAATACCAATAACATTGATGAGCAATTCATCAAAGATTTAGAGGAAGCAAGCAAAACAGCCAAAGAATACCAGGGGAATGTTTCTGATATGTGGGATAAAGGCAGACAGACTCCTGCACAGTTTGTGGAAAGAGTAAAGTCTGATTATGAAGCAGGAACCACTCACGCCTGGACGAGCATTCCAGATTGGGTAACGGACCTTTTGAAATCCAAAGGACACGACGGGATTCTTGACAAAGGCGGGAAGAATGGCGGACAGGTTCATGACGTAGCGATTCCATTTGCTTCCAACCAAATTAAGGATGCTACTGGCCGTAATGTAGGGTTTGATCCGGAAAGCGGGAATATTTATTTACAGATGGCCGGTGAGCATGTCCAATACTATCAGCAGCCACGCTTGAAAGGCTCCATTACAGAAAACGACCGTGGCCAACGTCTGATATCCCTGTTTGAAGGTGCTGACCAGAGCACGTTTGTGCATGAGATGGCGCATATGTTCCTGATGGACCTGCAGGAGATTGCCGGCATTGATCCGAACGGCAGGGAAGCAAAAGACCTGAAGACGATCATGGACTGGGCGCAGTACCGGCCGGGGCAGGCGGATGAATACAAAGGCACGTCCAGCGAAGCAGAGTTTAGGAGCAGGGAGGAAGCAATTAAGGCGGCAGTGGCTGCCGGCAACATGCAGGAAGCCGAACGGTTGAAGAATGTGTGGGCGCAGGAACGTTTTGCCCGTGGATTTGAAGAATACCTGTGGACAGGGGAAGCGCCGGCCCGGGGATTAAAGTACGCGTTCCGCCAGTTTAAGAAATGGCTGATGAACATTTACCGGGATGTGACCGGCGCAGGCGTACGTGCCACACCGGAAGTAGAAGCCATCATGGCGCGTATGATCGCCAGCGACGAAGAGATAGAAGCGTTGGCGGCGGCCAACAATATCGCCCGGCTGAAAAAGCTGGACCCGGATATCCTGACGGATGACGTGGCGGCCATGCGGGAACGCTGGCAGGAGGAAGGCAAAGAAAAGGCAAAAGAAAAAATGCTGCGCCAGCTGGTGAAACAGTACGAACAGCAGAACCTGAAAGATTTGGACAAAAAATTGAAAGATGTCAGGGAGGCGTCGACACTGGAAATGCAGAACATTCCGTGCTTTGTGTGTGAAGAACTGCTGGCCCAGGGCAATTCGATGGAAACCGCATTGGATATTTGCGAATTTGGAACCGATGCAGACAGCCTGGAAAAACGGGAAGCGATGTACAAAGAAGCGCTGTATGCAGCCGGAGGAAGTTTGAAACAGGCAGTGGAACGGGAAGTGTCGCTGGCCAGGGCGCAGATGCTAAAAGCGATGCCGTCACAGGAAGAGCTGTACAAGATGGCAGAAGAGGCCTTGAACTCCGGTGTATATAATGCAAGGCTGTCCGAACTGGAAGCGCTGTTTTTACAGGCAAGGGAAAAGGCATATAATGAGATACCGGCAAAACTGCAGGCAGCGTTCACAGATTTGGACGGCGCGCTGGGGGACCTGAAAAAAGAAAGCTGGGAAGCTGTTAAAAAGAAGATACAGGAACTGAAATACGCGGAACGCTGGAAGGCAGAAGAATTTGCCATGCTCAAAGAATTTGAGGACGCGGCGGCAAAACTGGATCCGGATGACAAGGAAGCAGTGGACCGGCTGCTGAAGGAGTACCAGCGTATTAAAGACATGGTGGTCCGGAACAAAGACTGGGTGCGCGGCGTCCGGGATGCCACAAAAGGGCAGGTGGAAGCGTTACGGTTGAAAGCGCAGGCGCAGATGGACAGGCAGCCGATATCGGCGGCAACGAACCCGCGCCATTGGCAGCGCCAGGCGTTTGCGGAAGGGAAAGCGGCCTGGGACGCATTAAGCAAGTCGCAGGGCAAGGGAATTAAAAATGGAACAATAGAATACCGGAACGCCATCAGCGCCAAGATGCAGCAGGCCCTGTATGATTTTATGACGGCGCTGGCCATCAAGAACCGGAAGCGGCTGGACCAGCTGCTGAACGGCAGGGACGGTATGTACGCAAGGGCCAAGCGCATGGCGGACCCGAAATTTAAAGCGGATGCTGACATGCGGTACTTCCATAACCATCTGATGTATGTGGTAGGGTTGCGGACGACGGATGCCATCGCGCCGGCAACAGAAAAGTCTTTCGTGCAGTTGCTGAATGAACTCCGGGAAGCACATGAATTTGAGGATGAAGTGCCGAACTGGATCATACAGCTGGCGTCGGCAGATACCCGTGGCAAACAGATTGAGAACTACCAGCAGCTGACCATGGGAGAACTGGAAGAGCTGGATAAGGTGTTGAAGATTTTATATACGATGGGAAGAAATAAAAACCGGTTGCTGACGCTGGACGTAGACATGGATACGGTCCGGGCAGAGATGGTAGCTGGTTATGAGAGTCATACGGATTATGAAGTCGGGAACCAACGGATCAATGAAATCAAAGGCGACATCGGTGACATGATGAACAGCCTGCTGAAGCCGGAAAGGATCCTTTCGATCCTGGGTGGAAAGGACGGGCCGTTCGTAAAATACATTTACCGTATTCTGTATAGCGCAGCGGAAGCGGAAGAAAAAGCGTTGGAACAGGAAGCGAAAGCGGAAAAAGCATTGTATGATATGTATACCCACGAAGAGCTGCGGGCCATGGTGAACGATCCCATCATGGTGGAAGGAAAAGACGGGATCAAAACCAATCTGCAAATCGGGGCAGATACGGATATCACCAAAGAGCATCTAATCTGCATGGCGCTTAACTGGGGCAACAAGCTGAACCGGGCCCGCCTGATTGTGGGTCTGTTTGACAGTGTGACGTCTTCGGATATTGAAATCCGTAGCAATGAACTGATGCAGATCCTCCAGACTCACCTGACGAAAAAGGACTGGGCGTTCGTGCAGGCCATGTGGGACCATATCGGGACATTCGCGGACCCGGTTTCCGGCGTGTTGGAAAAGAGCCTGGGCGTACCCTTGAACAGGGTGAAAGCGGATGCGTTCACGGTAACGTTGCCGGATGGGGAAACGCTGCAGATGCAGGGCGGGTATTACCCAATTGTGAAAGACAGCGGGAAATCCAGCCGGCAGAGCGAGTTTGAACAGATGGAAGAGGCCAAACAAATCGCCGGTGCAGCCGTGTTCGGTGCGGGCATTGGGCAAACAAAGAACCGTTCTGACAATGAAAAGCTGAACCAGGGGCCGCTGAAGCTGTCGCTGGATGTGGCCAGCCGGCATATCAAAGCTCAGATTCATCTGGTGCATGCGCGTATGGCCGTTCGAGATGCCTATAAGGTGCTGAACGATGCGTCGGTGAAAGATATGATTGAGCGGGCCTGCGGGACGGGCACATTCAAAATGCTTAACGAATATGTGCTGAACTGCTGGGCGCCACCGATTCAGCCGCACCATTGGCTTGAAAAATATGCGGCAAAACTGCGAGGCAAAACAGTCAGCGCTATTATGGCATACCGGACGATGACGGCGCTCTTGAACACGTTGCCCAACGTGGTGTACATGGCCCAGGAGATCGGGACCGGAAATGCGCTGTCGGCCATAGCGGACTTTTATAAAGACTGGACAAAAAATCGCAATACGATACTGGATCTTTCCGTATTCATGCGGAACCGCGCCACCAATATGGACCGGGACCTGAATGCGCAGCAGGAAAAGTTCCTGAACCGGCATGAAGGCTTAACAGGGAAACTGGCAAACGCTGCAGATAAATATACGGGAGGGAAGCTTGCGGAGATGGATTATCTGGTCAACAAATACGCAAACAAGCTGATTGAGGAAACGGACATGATGGTTTCCATGCCGCTGTATAAATGGCAATTTGAACAGACATTTTCAGAAGAGATTGCCAAGGGAGTGCCGGTAGCGGAGGCCCGGGAGACGGCAAATTATGAGGCGACCCGCCGGGTGACAAAAGTGTTTGGCAGCAGCCGCGCTGTGGATTCCAGTGCGGTACAGCGCAGCCGGAATGAGTTCGTGAAACTGCTGACACCGTTCTTTACGTTTGCGAATACGATGATGAATGCGGTTTGGAGCAAACATTACGAACAAAAATTGCAGGGGAAAAATTACGGCAATGAGAAAGTGGCTTTGCGGAATGCTGATGGGAATGTGCTGAAAGATGCGGAAGGCAACATCCGATACACGACGGAGCGGGAACAGAGCAAGTTCTGGTTCCGGTATAGGTACGGGAGATTTGTACGGGCCATCCTGATGAATTATCTGCTGGGCGCCCTGGTGGAAACGTGGATGCGGCAGCTGCCGGATGTGTTGGCAGGGACCGGGGATGATGACGATGACGAATATAAATTCGCCAAAGAAAGCGCGAAGAACATTATTTCCGGAGCTGCGGCAGGGTTCCCAGGCATTAATATGATGGCCGATCTGTTCAATACCTATGTGATTGAAGGAAAGATGTACGGCGGCCGGGGCGTAGGCGTCATTTCCGGAAGCGTGGACAGATACGTGCAGGTGGGCAAAGACCTGCTGAAGATTACACAGGGAAGCGATAAGATTGATGTGCTGGATCTGGTGCGCGACTGTGTTAAGGCGGGCAACACGCGGACCGGCTTCAGCGATACTCTGACCGATGCTATTTTCAACACGGCCCGGTTCGCGGTGGACGACTACGAATTAAGCAATCCGGAAGACCTGCGGGAGTACATTGCGAAAACGCTTTTTGACCGGAAGTTGAAAAAACGGAAATAAGTTATCCACAAAAACTTTCAAATTTAAAAAAGTGTGACACTTTTTTCCGTGAAATCTGTGTTATAATAGTACCAGTTAAAGAGGCACTTGCCGGAGACGATCCGGCAGGTGCCTTTTGTATTTACGCGCGCGATACGCGCAATACGCAACGTGTACGCAGGTGGGAGGAGTCATGTACAGGTATTATAATCCGAATCCGGCAGGGAACATGGTAAGGGACTGTGTGGTGCGGGCCATCAGTAAAGCGGAGCAGCAAAGCTGGGACGAAACGTACTGGGGGATCTGCCTTGCCGGCAGCGTGGTAAAAGATATGCCGGACGGCAATAAAAGCTGGGGCAAATATCTGCAGGCGCTGGGATACAAACGCGGCACATTGCCCAACACCTGCCCGGACTGTTACACGGTGCGTGAGTTTTGCCGGGATTATCCGGCAGGGACATATGTGGTCTGTACCGGGAACCATGCAGTGGCGGTGGTCGATGGCGATTACTGGGACGCATGGGATTCCGGGGATGAGGTTCCGGTATATTACTGGAAAAAACAGGAGGGGTAAATCATGGTGTACAACAATCTTTTCCCGACAAATTATCCGTATGTAGGGTTTCAGGCTCCGCAGCAGCCGCAGATGCCACAGCAGCAGTACAGGCAACAGCCACAGCAGCCTGCAGCAAACGGCATAATCTGGGTACAGGGGATGGCCGGGGCAAAAAGCTTCCTGCTGGCGCCGGGACAGAGTGCCCTGCTGATGGACAGCGAAGCTCCGGTGTTCTATATCAAAAGCGCTGACCAGAGCGGCATGCCGTCCATGCAAATTTATGATTACAAAAAACGCGAGACGGAGCAGGCGGCTCCCGCGCAGGCGCAGGCCGGTGTGGATATGACCCAGTATGTAACATGGGCCGAATTGGAAAAACGGTATCCCGGTTTAGTGAAGGGCGGTGCAAACAATGAGCAATCCGCTGTTTAAACTATTGGGCGGCCAGCAGGCCCAGCCGCCGTTGTCCGGACCGTTTGCAGGATTTGGGAGCGCGATGAACGCTGTAAAACAGTTTCAGGATTTCCGAGCAAAATTCAAAGGCGATCCGCGCCAGGAAGTGCAGCGGCTGTTGGATTCGGGACAGATGACACAACAACAATTCAACCAGCTGCACGGTTTGGCGCAGCAGTTTATTAGCATGTTTAAACTTTAAGATGCTATTTTACCGGCCGGTAAAGTATGTATAAATAATTTATTAAAGGAGTGATAAAAAAATGGGCGAAAACAACGGTGCATTAGCAGATGTAGCGGCTGCAGCAGGTTTTGGCGGTCGTGGTGGTTTTGGTGGCAGCGACGGATTGGTTTTGTTGATCATCCTGTTCCTGTTTGCAGTTATGGGCGGTAACTGGGGTGGCCGTGGCGCTGGCGGTTATGGTGGCGGAGGTGCTGACCTGTATCCCTGGATCAATAACAGACAGAACATCAATGATGGCTTCCGTGACCAGATGCTGGCATCCCAGGTCATGGGGATCCAGAACGGGATCACGTCCGGTTTCGGCGATGTGCAGAACGCATTGTGTGGTGGCTTTGCCGGTGTTACTGCAGCCGTGAACGGCGCACAGAACGCGCTGGCTTTACAGCTGAACGCCAATCAGATGGCGGACATGAACCGGTCCTTTGCGCTGCAGCAGCAGATGGCGCAGTGCTGCTGTGACAACAAGGCAGGGCTGGCAGATGTAAAATATACCATCGCAACCGAAGCATGCGCGACCAGACAGGCGAACGCTGACAATACACAGCGTATCCTTGACCAGATGTGCCAGGATAAGATTGACGCGAAGAATGAAACGATCGCACAGCTGCGCCAGGAATTAATGTTTGCACGCGGTCAGGCATCCCAGGATGTACAGACTGCTGCCATCCAGGCAGGACAGCGCGCGCTGGCGAATGAGATTGAGCAGTATGTACTGCCCACTCCGCGCCCGGCGTATGTGGTAGCAAACCCGAATTGCTGCAACAACGGTTATAACGGCTGCGGCTGCGGCGCATAAGGAGGACATCATGGCCGAATATGCTTATAATCCTGTCCAGGTAGTGCAGCCGAACCAGCCTGTGCTGCTTGACACTGTAATTCCCTGCAGGAAGGGATTTGTATACCACCGGGACCAGAGTGGTATTTTAACATTGAAAGGCGCCGTGAATAATCCTTGCGCCTGCTTTGCTCGTTATCAGGTAACGTTTAATGGTAACATTGCAATTCCGGAAGGAGGGACCGTCGGGCCGATCAGTTTGTCCCTGGCTATATCCGGAGAACCGATTCCGACCAGCCGGGCGATTGTGACGCCGGCTGCGGCAGGTGATTATTTTAATGTTACCAGTACGGCGATCATTACTGTGCCGAAGGGCTGCTGCTTTAACGTGTCCGTTGAGAACACTTCCGAAAGCGCAACACCGGCGACAACTCCGGCGCCTGCTATCAACGTGCAGAACGCCAATTTGACAGTGAGCAGGATTGCGTAAGGAGGATATCATGGAAATGGAAAAAGCAAAAAAGATTGTCGGCGAAGTGATGGACAAGCTGGCAACAGAAATGCAGTTTATTAATCAGAAGAAAAGCCTGAACAGCAGTGACGTTGACGTCATTAAAAAAATGTTGGAAGCTATGGAAAAAGCAGCCTGCATTATGGAAATGGCAGAGCAGGCAGGCGAAGGTTATTCCGGGCGCGGGGGAAGATATTCCATGCGCTCCGGAGACGGCTATGCGTCCAGGAACTATTCCGGGGATCGCAACATGGGCAGGTCCTATGCTGACGGTCGTTCCTATGCAGATGGGCAGGATGGTTACTCCGAAACGATGCGGGCCGCAAACGGCCAGTACCGGTCAGGTGATAACTATTCCGGCCACAGCATTGAGGACCGCATGATCGCCGACATGGAATCCATGGCGGGCCGTGCCGGTAACGACTACGAACGCAAACGTATCCAGGAAGGTATCGAAGCGCTGCGCAGGGTATTTAACTAATTAACCGGAGGGAGGGCCAGCGCTCTCCCTCTTTCTGTATAGAAGGGGAAAAACGATGGTTATAACTAACGTTAACCATGTCGTCTATCAGGGCGACGGTGTGACAACGGCGTTTCCGTTTACCTTTGAGTTTATTGATAAAACCGATATTAAGTTACAGCTGATTGACGCTGACGGCGCAAGGCACGATATCACCAGCGATTACTATGTGGACGTAGTAAACAACACCGTGTACTATCCCGGTTATGCTCCTGGGAGTGAGCCGCCGGAAGAGGAGCAACCGCCAAAAGTACAGACCGGGCAGAAAATCCGAGTATACAGAAAAATACCTGTGAATCAGCTGGCGAACCTGGGAGACAAATGGCCGTTTCAGGTAATCGAAAAAGGTCTGGACAAACTGACCATGCTTATCCAGGACGTGTGGGGATGGATCGGCAGCAACATCATGCAGTTAAGCGATTCTGAATTTACATGGGATGCAAAGGGGTATCGCATTGTAAACACGGGCGAACCTGTCAATGTTGCGGATGCGGCCACCAAGAATTATGTGGACAAGATTATTTCCGGAATTATTGCAGACGGCGGGCGTATTGTTCCGTTTGATAATGTAGCGCAGATGCGTGACGCTGATCTGGCTGGCGGGCAGATTGCCACTACGCTGGGGTATTATGACATCAATGACGGCGGTTGTGCTGTATATAATATCCGGGCAGCGCTCCCTGGCGACACGGATGACGGCGGTGCAATCATCATCCTTGATAACGGTAATGTAGCAGAGTTGCTTGCCGATAGTTATGTTATGCCTGAACAGTTTGGCGCAAAGGGTGATGATAATGCTGACGATACCAATGCTCTGCAAAAAACCATTGACTATGCCATAAGCAAAGAAATCACTGTAAACTTAAGAAAAAACTATAAAATTACAGACGCATTAATTATAGACGGCAGCGTAAAAATTGTTGGCGTTAATTCTCTGTGGAAGGCAAGGATTCATGCTTCGGTAGAGAATCATTATGGTATTTATGTTACTGATGCAGCAAATGTAATTATTGAAAACATAAAAATTGTTGGTACGGGAGTCCGGACAGAAAGCACAGACACATCCGGTTATAATAACTGGGGCATTTGCTTTGTCAGATGTTCCTACTGCCGGGTAGAAAATTGCGACATTGTACAGATGCCTGCCGGGGCAATTTTTATAATTAGTTCATACAATATAACTATAAGAGGGAATTTGTTTGCCAATAACCAATGGTTGGCAGACGTACACGTTGGATATAACACGACTTCAAGCGCTATTGAAAACGTGTGGGTAACCGACAATAATTGCATGAGTGGAAACGGTCATGGTATTGCAGTGCAGGGCTGGGGGAAAAACATATTTATTTCTCATAACAAAGTAGCAGACAAGTACGGATATGGGATTATGGTTTATTGGAAGCCGGAAGAAGGTGAAGAGGCAACCCAGCCGCCATGGGAAAATGTTGTGATTGACGGAAATGTTATTGACAATATTCATCACGATTCAACAAAAAATTATTATTCCGGGATGGGCATATACCTTCAGACTGTTAAAAGATGTACTTGCGTAAACAATGTGCTGCAAGATGTTCTTTTAGACAGAGACGATGCTGCTGATCCGAGCAGGACGCTTGCACCGGGCGGCATATCATTAAACAACACGATTGATTCTGTGTGTGCCAATAATGTAGTAATCAGGTCAGGTATTGACGGCATATGTGTGACGGCAGGATTAGATGAGTATCATCCCGTTTCTGATGGTACTGTTGTTGAAGGTAATGTAATACAAGATTGTGCGGTTAATGGAATAACGTGCTTTAACGGGAACAATACAATAATCAGCAATAATACGATAGTTTCCACAAACAGTAATGCCGTTGGCAATATTGGTATTAATTGTGAATCCCGGGGCGGGGAAAGCATTAATAGTCTTAAAGTTAGCGGGAATTTAATCTCTTTGATGACAAGTGGAATTAACATTGCCAAAGGCACAGGCGGTGTATCAAACAACAATGTAACTGTTGTCAATAACTCTGTAAAAGACATAAGCAAAACCAGCATTCAGGCGCTGAATGTTGACGGTCTTATTGTTAGTAATAATTTTATTACCAACGATGATGTGACGATGGTAAGCACAAACTATGGTATATTCTGCAACTACGGCAACAATGTTGACGTAAGCAATAATATCTTGCAAGGCAACAGTGGAAAGATTTATCGCGGCATTGCTTTTACCAACAACAACTATATCAGCGTTAACAATAATATTGTCAACGATTTGTCAGACGATACGTATAGCCTTTATCCGAACAATAACACCAAGGAATATATCGGCGGGAACGTAACAACGCGGCAGCCATTTCCTTATCAGAGCGCTATCACGGCGGGGACAAACGTATTCAATGACTTTAACCATAGCATATTGTTTGGGACCGCAGCGCCGACAGACTCAACGTATTACGGACAGGGAAGCATTGTATATAATACCGCTCCTACGGCAGGAGGGAAAATAGGGTGGGTATGCACAAGCGGTGGAACCCCAGGGACATGGAAAGAGTTTGGATCTATTGAAGCATAATATAGCAAAGGAGTGATAACATGGATGAATTGACAACCTATGACGCCCAGCTGGAAAAGATTGTTGAGTATTTAAAAAAGATTAATGATTTATTGGAGGCACTGCAATCATGAGCGATGTCACTAACTATGATGGGCGTTTGGAGGCGATGGCCTATTACGCTAAAACCATGTATGAAAACATAGCAAAAGTGGAAAACGCTTACCATGACTCTGAAGAAACGGTTTATTCAAAAACGCTGCCAAGTAAATATTTAGATTGGTTTGGTATTAAAAAAATCGGCGGCAATACAGTGATAATGAACCAGATAAATGACAATGGCGCAAGTTCTTCAACGGGAGCATTGGGAACAGTTTTCACAAACAACGGAGACGGATCCTGGACATTAAGCGGTACTGCAAGCGGAGACAGCGGATATGATGCCAAAACTATTTGCACTCCTTTTGAAACCGTAGCAGGACATAAATATCTATTGCGTGCATATGTTTCTGCGGGTAGTCTTTCTGACAATACTTTTATAATGGCATTATATGGCGGAGGCGGTTATACGTCTATTGTAAATAACGCAAAAATTTTTACCGAAACAGTTACGAGAGCTGATTCCTATTTGCAAATTAGAAATGTACACGGAACTTCACCTAACGTAACAGTATACCCGCAGCTTATTGACCTTACCCGAATGTTCGGCGCAGGAAACGAGCCGTCAACGGTTCAGGAAGCAGAAGCAATACTGGCGGCACCCTATTATGCCTACAACGCAGGCAGCCTGCTGTCGGCAGGGGTAACGTCTGTTATCAGCAAAGACAGCAACAACGAAACGCTGGAAACATTCAGTATCCCGGAAGACATCACTACCGTGGAAGGTTACGGATTAAGTTGCCCTGGCGCATATAACTATATTGACTTTGAAACAAAACAGTATGTGCAGGCTGTTGCCAGCCGTGACTACGAAGCCGGCGACGAAAGTGACAGCACGGTAATTACGGACGGCACCACGACCAATTACCAGTTAGACGAGCCTCTGGCGTTTGATGTGGAATTGCCTGATGAGATCATTACCAAAGTAGAAGCCGGAGGTACGCTGACGTTTGAGAACCAGCACGAAGGTGATTATAATATCCCGGTGCCGGTACAGTTGGAGTATATAGGAGCATGAGTTACCTAAAAGAGATTCAAGTCAACAAAACAAAAAAACGCGTATATCTTATGGACTTAGAGTATGAAGTCTTTGGCGATTTGCCTATGAGTACAGACTTTTATGAAGGCACAAACGAGTCTGGGCAGGAACACAGCAATGCAGAGGACGGTATCTATCGTGAGACGGTTTGGTGCGACATCGATTGGCCTGGAGAGGACGACCTGTCAGCTGGGTACGGTTGGGCATATCTCAATATTGATGGCCGGGGCCGTGCTCTACATGGCGGTGGTAGTAATCTTGGCTGGGATGGTGCTATGGAACCGTTTCAGAAATTGCTTCCCACGTTAGGTTGTTTCCGGATGTACAATGCAGACGTGTTTTGGTTGTGCCAACATTACAGACGAGCAAAGGCAGCAGGAATAGATGTAGTTGTTCATGTCGTATCATGAGGCGAAACCATGCAAAAAGTGCTAAATGAAGTTGTAAATAAAGTTAATGTATCAAAAACAGCGCAGGCCATTGCTGACAAAGGTATTGAAAAGTTAGCAGTGTCAGCCGTAGGCGCTACTTTGTTGGACCTGGGAACCATCTTCGCATTGTTCATAGGTTTGGAGATAGTGGATATCCTGACGCGATGCATGGCCATGTCAGCGCTGCTGTGGAAGAATATGTACGGTGAGAATATTGTCAAACGCAAGGGCAATTTGCTGAATTATATCAAGTGGATATGGCAGGCCCACAAGTGGAGATACATTGACAGCAGCGCATTGCGTGACGGATTCTGGAGCAAGACCATCGTGTACTTTATCCTTATCTTTGTGGGGTATTTAGGTGATACAATTTTGGCATTAAAACATATGCCACAGTTTGTGCTGGTTATCTTTTGTGGCATTCTTGTGTGTACAGAAGTATTAAGTATCTTGGAAAACCTGGATGAGTGCGGTGTATCGTCTGTTCACGATATAAAAGACTTAATTAAAAAACGTAAAGAACAGATAAAGTAGGAGGAACCATGTATGATTTTTCAGAGCTTCAACCAGACCGAAAAGAAATTGCTATTGGCATTCTTGTCGGCGTTGTTGTGCTATTGGTTGTTTTTTGCGCCGGGTACTTGTTCGGCATCCGGAACGTACACGATAACGGAAGCGGAACTGAACCAATTACAAACGAACTTGGACAAGTTGGAACAAATATCAATAACGCAACAGCAGGAATTGGGCAGGCTGAAAACCACGCTGGAAACATCGAAGCAGGAATCAGTAATGCTCAAGAATCAGCTGACTATCTCCAAGGAACAGTTAGCACAAGCGCAGAACTCATTGGACAAAGCAAATCAATTATTGAAGCAGTACGCAGACGAGGAAAAAAAGAAACGCCTTAAAATAAAGGCGCAGCGTAACTTGTGGATTGGCATTGCAGTCACGACATTAACAGTAGCAATTATTTACCACTCTCATAGATGAATCTCCTTCCTTAACCCCACACCTATCCCCCTGGTGTGGGGTCTTTTTTTACGCGTCGTCAAAAATTCGTCAAAAATTAATGGTTGATTGTGGTTATTCGTAGTATGTGCGCCAAAATAGAAATGCAGAATTTATGTGGCATTGGTAATCAGTAGTAGTTTAACTCCTACATTATAAAGATTCTCAAATACTTTTGGATTTGAAACTCTATCCGCATGGTTGACGCATTCCTGACGATTCGTCAAAAAAATCGTCAAAAATTGTTCGCAAAAATTTTTTGTATGCTGGCGGCCGCAGCGGACCGCATCTCATCGGTGTAGTGGATATAGGTATTGATTACTGTCTGCACATGATCGCCCATCAGCGCGGCCACGGTTTGCACGTCTACGCCTTCCGCAATCAGACGGGTACCATAGGTGTGCCGGAGATAATGTGGCGTCACTCCATACTTGCGCAGCTCCAGCCATAACAGCTTGTATGTGCTGTACGGTTTGGGAAAAATAATTTTGTCCAGGCGCAGCGGGTAGGCCGCGTGGTATGCTTTTAATTCTTTCAGCAGCGGTAACGGTGCCGGCAGCGTCCGGTGTCCGTTGTGGCTTTTAGTGTAGTTGACAATTCCCTGCCCAACACTGGCCAGCTGCTTGGTAACGGTAATGGTGTTGTCCTTAAAATTAACATCATCCCAGGTAAGCGCCAATATCTCTGCCCGGCGCATACCGGTGTACCATCCGATCAGCAATGCCATGCGCAGCTCCGGAGTAACGGACGCTATTATTTTTTTGAACAGATCTTCCGGGATGATCCGGATCCGTTTCGGCTCCCGGACCTTTGGCGATTCAATGTCGGCCAGAGGATTGGCGGCAATAAGGCCGTATGGTTTGACGGCTGCCCGGAATAAAATATTAAGGCAGGACAGGTAATGCTTCTGTGTGAGAGGCTTCATATTCCAACCGCTGATTGTGTTTTGCAAGTCAAGGTATGTAATACTATGGACCGGTCTTTTTGAAAGGCCCTGTAGCGAATTTACGGCAATCGTGTATTGACGCTTGCTGCCAGGAGTAAGTGCGCTGCGGTGCTGGAGAAAATACTGTGTAAACTGAATAAGAGTGATATCGGCCATGGCCTGGTCAACAGGCTGCGGCCGGTTTTTTATTTGCTTCAGCAGAGTGGTTTCATATGCCTTGGCGTCTTTCTTTGTTGGGAATCCCTGCCGGCTTTTCTGTTTCCATTTGGATCCGTCCTTATAACTGACAATGATCTGCCAGCCGGAGTCCTTTTGGCGGTAGGTGGTGGTATGCATATTATTTACCTGCCTTTTCTAAATCCGTGTAAATGAGTTCGTTAAGGCTTATGTTGTATAACCTGCATAAAGCAACGCAATTTGCAACAGACGGCTCTGAATCACCGCTTTCCCATTTTTGAATTGTTGTGTAGCTCTTCTTGTGAAAATAAGTAGCCACAAAATCTTGGCTATATCCATTTTTTCTGCGAAGATAACGCATATTCCTTCTCATAATTGCTAATTCATCCATGATAAAATCCTCCTGCTTTTTTTTATATTATACCACCGAGCCTGAAAGTTTTTCAAGTTTTTTTGAAAAAATATAAAACAAACTATTGACACATGAAAGTTCTTCATGTAAAATAAAAATGTAAATTCAAGTGGAAGGGGGTGCGGATATGCAGTTTTCATTGAAAGAATTGCGGGCAAGAAAAAACGAAACACAGGCCCAAGTAGCTGAAGCTGTTGATGTCAGTGTAGCAACATACAATGCATGGGAGCAGGATATATCTAATGTTGCTATAGGAAAAGTGATAAAATTGGCAAAGCACTTTGGAGTGCAGTTGAATGAGATTAAAGTCTCATAATTTTTTTTGAAAACCAACATGAAAGTTCTTCATGTATTAAGGAGGCCAACATGAACAAAGGAGTATCACCGGCGGCTATCATGGGTGTCATATTGGTTACCATTTGTTTTTATGCAATGTCCGGTTGCGGCAGCTGTAAGCGGATGGTAAAGAACATTGATTCAGATATCAAAGCTGGTGTGGACCGGACGGCAACATTATATGACTACAACGGAAAACCCATCAGAAAGTGGGAAGGCAAAATGGATATGAGTTCTAGCCCGGTGGAAACATATCTGCTGATGGGTGAGAAGAGAGTCATTATCCACGGCGGTATCATGGTGGTAGAGGAGAAGTGACATGAAACTATGGGATTTTATAGACAGCCGTCTGAAGACTCTGGGCAGGAATGAGGCATGGCTTATCGATCATGGCATAGCAGCCATGACGGTGAACCGGATCAAGGCCGGCGGCACTGTCCTTGACGGCACCAAACAAAAGATTGCCAAAGCGTTAGGCTGCACAATAGGTGATATTAACGAGGCGCTGTCGAAGAGAGAGGAACCGAAGGTCAACGTACCGGTGGGCGAGATAGAACCGGAAGTAAAAGAGGTATTAGACGACTTTATGGAAAACGGACAGGCCAAGATCCCGGCGGGCAGGATTAAATGGTTTCCAGATCAGCCTGTTGTACAGTTTTCAGTAGATGGGTACAAAGACCATCTTAAAAATAAGCTGCTGAAAATGATGCTTGCTGGTATGGAATTTGCGTCTGTGAGTGATTTGTATCGGGAATTTGGACAGGCGGTAGTGAGAGAAATCTTGGGAGAAAACGATGCTGACATTAGGAAGTCTGTTTGATGGAATCGGCGGCTGGCTGTTGGCGGCGGTCCATAACGGAGTAAAGCCAATCTGGTCAAGTGAGATTGAAAAATTCCCAATGGCCGTTACCAAGCACCATTTCCCGGATGTGATACAGCTGGGCGACATAACAAAATTAGACGGTGCCACGTTACCGCCGGTGGACATAATCTGTGCAGGAAGTCCGTGCCAGGACTTATCGGTGGCAGGAAAGAGAGAGGGACTAAAGGGTGAAAGAAGCGGATTATTTATCAATGCAATTAACATTGTTCGACGAATGCGAATGTCTACTGGGGGGGGCAACCACGATTCTTTGTGTGGGAGAACGTACCAGGAGCATTCAGTAGCAATAAGGGATTGGATTTTAGAGCCGTGCTTGAAGAAATCGGACAGACCACGGTTCCAATGCCTCTTAATGGCAAATGGGCAGAGAACGGAGTGGCACAACTACCTGGATGTGAGATTGCCTGGCGGATCCTCGATGCTCAATGGTGGGTCCCTCAAAGGCGCAAAAGAATCTTTCTTGTCGCAGATTTTGCAGAAGGCAGACGATGTGCCAAAGAAATACTATTTAAGTCCGAAAGCATGTATAGGGATTTTGCGGCGAGCGAAGCAGAGGGGGAAAGAATTGCCAATGCAGTTGAAGAAAGCGTTGGAGGCGCAGGGCGGGGGGGTACTGAACGTATCAATAGACAAGACCGCCACGTTGAGAGCGCAGGAACATGGACATCAGCCGATAGTGCTGGATATGACACATGCAAACGATGTTATACGGGAAAGCAAGGGAAAAACACCGACATTAAACGCAAGAATGGGTACGGGCGGGAACCAAGTACCGCTTCTGATGGAGAATATCCCTAAAACAATAGGGTGTGATTTATATAACGGCTCTATAAGCGGAGATCAAGCGGTTGGTCTGACTGCGGCAAGCGGGGCAAGTGCGAATCACAGCGGTCCAGCAGTTGCATACTGCATAGCAGGAAACATGGTGGACAGAGAAACTAAACAACATGGTTTGGGCATTTCAAAAGAAATAGCAAGCACCCTTACGGCGGTGGACAGACATGCGGTTGTGTATGATGCTTACCAGCACCATAATTGGCGAGAAAACGAAACGGTAGGAACACTGACAACGCACAATGCCGGAGTCCGTGGTGACACACCGTTAGTGATGTCCACTACGGGGGGGCAGAAAAAGGCGTGGTGTGTGGGCAACGGACAAGTACACCAACTGTATCTGCAAGAGAAAGCCGGAACGCTGAATTGCATGAGCGAACAACAATATGTTATGCAACAAGTAACGGAAAGCAAATCGTCGGAAGCCTGTGCGCCCACGACGGAAGAGGATTCAACGGGCAGGACGTGAGCGATGGAAAGGTTATTTTACAGCGAAGATAAGACCGGTGCGTTGTGTGCCGATGACAGCAAGGGAATCAATAATCAGTATGTTGGGCAGGGCAAGGTGGTGGCTTTTGAAAGCGTACGAAGAATACCAATACGGAGCATGGAGATGGTGTCTGAAAGCCGCACCGCTACGGGCATCCGGCGGAATTTATGGGGGGGGGTACAGAGAGCATCGTGACTACAGAGAACAAGTACATGGTACGTCGCCTTACGCCGCTTGAGTGCGAGCGCCTGCAAGGACTGCCGGATAACTACACTTACCTGCCGGGAGAAAAGTGCTGTTCAGACTCTGCACGTTACAAGGCTTTGGGTAATGGGATGGCGCAACCTTGCGCAGATTTCGTAATCAGGAGAATAGTTGAGGAGGTGAGTAAGGATGAAGTACAAGGATAAACGTGAGCGGATTTACGAAGTACGGCAGGGGAATACACTATACCCGTTGTGGTCAATTCACTGTTTTAATCCGTTAAAAAATAAATGGTGGCCGTGGCCTTGTGCAAGTTGGTATGAAAGCAAAAATTTGGCAGAGCGAGATTTGAAACGGTTTGCAATGAAGCGCGGATGGGAAGAGGTGAGCAAGGATGACCGAAGCAGTATTTAGTCCGCAGCAGCTGGCCGAGCGCTGGGGATACCATGAGAACACGATCCGGCGCATGGAAGAGGACGGCAGGCTGCACCGGCTGACGGGCCTGCCGATGGTCCGGTACAGCGCAAAGGAAGTGCTGCAGCTGGAGAGCATAGGCCTGGAGGCAAAAGGCCTGACGGCCTGGGAGCGCAAGCAGAAGGATGACCGTATCAAAGAACTGGAAACGCAGGTGGAAGAATTGCAGCGCAGACTGACCATGGTTGTGATGACGGCCCAGGGCGGAATGGGATAAGAGGAAAGTAATGATTATTTGTAGCGACGCATTGGAAGCGTTGAAGACTTTACCATCAGGGTTATGCAGATGTTGTGTAACGTCGCCGCCATATTTTAATTTAAGAAATTATGGAAATGTACAGGGGCAGATAGGTTTGGAAGCGACGGTGGATGAATATATCGCGAAACTGCGGGACGTGTTTTATGAAGTAAAACGCGTGCTAACAGATGACGGCACGCTGTGGTTGAACATAGCGGATTGTTACGCCGGAAGCATGAAGGGCAGCATGTTTTATCCGGAAAGCGATAGCACAATCGGAAGCAAAGAGGCGGGACGCAAAGGAATAATAGGTGCATTTGCAGGGAGACCGTTACCTAAATATGACATGCCGCGAAAAAACCTTATGGGGATTCCATGGCGGGTAGCGTTTGCGCTACAGTCCGACGGATGGATCTTGCGCCAGGACATTATTTGGGACAAGACGAACTGCATGCCGGAAAGCGTAAAGGACAGATGCACGCGCAGCCATGAATACATATTCCTGTTTGCAAAACAGCCGAGGTACTTTTATGATAACGCGGCGATAGCCGAACCGGTAGCACAGAGCACGGAAAAAAGGCTGAGCCAAAATATAGAGGGGCAGCGCGGTTCGGATCGTTTGGGATATAAAACAATGCACGCGGTCGGTGGTAGTTTGGCAGCGTTTGGCCCACCGCAGTCACGCAGGCGCAGCGGTAACAAAAAACGCAAGGCGCGGCCGGTCCCGGGAGCAAAAGAGAACGGATACGCGGGAAGCGTGCCATACGAATATATAACGATGCTGCGTAACAAACGGGATGTGTGGCATATGTCAGTTAGTAAGCGCCGGGGCATTAACCATTTTGCAGTATTCCCGGAAGAATTGGCAGAAACATGTATTAGAGCAGGAACGAAAGAAGGCGATATTGTACTGGACCCATTTATGGGAAGTGGGACGACGGTAAAGGTTGCACACAGGTTAGGAAGAGAAGCTATAGGGATAGATATCAATCAGGAATATATTGAGCAGTTTAGGGAGGAATAAAAAATGAAATCCAATAATTTTATGAAGTACGTTTTGGCCAGATTGCAGTTGGATTACCATGAAAATTTTGTAATCGAAGGCGTGCCGGACAAGATTTTCCGATTCCAGGAAGACGGGCTTAAAAGCAGGAACACAAGAACAGACGAAACATGCAGTGAAAGTTTTTGGCTGGAACAGATGATACTGGGGCGCTGCAAGTACGCGAAGCAAACAAAGGTTGGGACATTTGAATATGTGTTGGTAGAAAAAGAAAGCATCGCGAAAGGCCAAGAAGTAAAATTTGCTGACATTGCGGCAGCGAAGAGGATGGGAAGCGATGACGTAAACGAACCGTATCCGTCAGGAAAGAACCGGAGCCAGCGTTTTATTCAGGATGTGTTCGAACTGATGGCAAGGGAAAATATGACGGTAAGCGAAACGATGATATTATTTCGTGCAATAGCAGAGATAATTACGCGAGTTGCGGTAATTGACAATAACACGATTCCGCATTTGTTTAAGGATGGCACATACAAACAAGTTGACGCGTTCGAAGAGGGTTTGTTATATAAAAGATTTTATCAAGCGGAGGCAACAGGACATGAATAAAACAGAACTGATCGCAGCGGCAGCGAAACGGTGTGGGATGCCGCAGAAGGATATCTGGCGCGCGTTGACAGGGATCCTTCCGGTGATAGAAGAGGAAGTGGCTGTAGGCGGCTTTGTACAGATCATTGGTTTTGGCACGTTTGAGCGCCGGTTCCGGAGCGAACGGAAGGGACGGAACCCGCAGACGGGGGAAGAGGTCACTATAGCGGAACGATGGGCGCCGGCATTTTCGGCAGGGAAACATTTTACGGAAATGGTAATGAAACCGAAAAGGAAACGTGGTTTGCTTTGCGTAGAGAATGCATTTACTGCGAAACCGAAGGGACGGAAACGGAAGTAGGTTTGCAATGGAGATTGTAGCAGTAATTCTGATCATACCGATCGCGTTATGCTTTGTTTTGGTGGCAGCCCATGCAGTGGTATGGTGGATAAAATCAATGATTGTGATGTGGCGCGATTTAAAAGAAGAGATGCGGGAGTTGTTAGTATGGATGAAAAGATGAAAAGCATTTTGTCGGTAGTATTTATGATCCTGTGCATGTGCTATATGGTGATGGAGCCGGCCTGCGACGTGACGGATATCACGTACACGGTACAAACGGGTGACACGGTGTGGAACATAGCGGAGAGATACCAGGCCTGCCAGATAAAACCGCTGAACGAATTTTCCTGGGTGATCAGTGACCGGAACCGGTTGGCAGGGAAGTACATCCGGCCCGGGGACGTGCTGGTGATCCCGTTGTACACAAGGGCAAAGCGATGATGGTTTATATCAATTATTATGAGAACCAGAAGCAGCATCCGTGCCCGAAGTGCGGAAGCAAAAAGTATGGTTACGAATGGGAGCACTGGGACTACAAAAAGAACCGGGCGCTGGACGCGTACATCGTATGTAGGGATTGCGGGTACCGGACGAACAGTCACAAGACGGTGGAAGAGGCTCAGGCTGAATGGAACAGTGAATACAGGGGTGGGCTTGAAGCATAGGAGCAGACCTGTCTGAAATAGGGCAGAGCGTCACTCCGGAAGAACCTTAATCGGGAAGATAAAATGGCAGGCTTCCTTCCCGGCCCCTGTAATAATTTGGAGGGAATATGGCATATCAGGAGATTACACATTGCGGGAAATGCGGGGCAGCAATCCGTTATATCCGGATGAAGCGGTCGGGGAAATGGATGCCGGTGAACGCGAAGCCGGTGGAAGTCACGCCCTGCATAGGGCTGGACAAAGGTGTCCATACATTTGTGACACTGGAAGGGGAAGCAATCCGTGCCCGGAAGAACAAAGAAGACAGCCTGTTTTATGATGGGGTGGACAGTATCGCCGCATATGAGAGCCACTTTGCGACGTGCCCGGCAGCGGATGAGTATCGGAGGAAGAAATGACGGACAGAAAAGGCCTGCTGGATTTAGCGGCAGATGCTATCAAGGCATACAAAATTCATGATGATGACAAAGAGGAACAGGCAATGTGGTTAGACAGAATTGTATGGATTATGGCTGTCATCATAAAAAAATACTGTTACCAGCAGGGGAAAAATTGTGATCACTGCAAATTCAGGGCGGATGTGCCAGAAGAACGGCAGTGCGGCTGCAAGATAAACATCGGGAAGAATGAGTGCGGTACAGCGCCCAGGTTTTGGGAAGTGAAATAAAAGCCGCGTGCATTGGTGAGTGAGATGAAACAATTAACAAAAAGAAGCGCCTTTGAATGCTGTCATGTTTGCACAGAACGGAGCCGTGGTTGCCATTCCCGATGTGAGAAGTACAAAGCTGCGCGAAAGAAACATGATGAGCTGAATAAACGGATAAAGATGGACAGATTGTTTGTAAAGGGTGAGAAAAACGCACACAAGTCTGCTGGCGGGTTCTCATCATAGGAGGAAGAATGACCATAGATTTGCTGGGTAATGTTGTAATTGTGGATAAGGTATCGACAGACAAATTGGAAATTACAAATGGCACAATATTGATTACCGAAGGAGAGGACGTTATTCTTGATGTGGCAAAATTTACTCGCAAAGTAATTTTAACAAACGATAAATTTGTCCTCGTTGATAACCTTACAAAATGGCAATACATCAAGTGTTGTCTGCGGTTAGCGTGGGAAAGGTTAAAGGAGTGATACGGATGGCAAAATATCGTAACAGAAAAATCATTGAAGCGTTCCAGTTTGACGGGGATTTTATGAATAGCAATGGGGAATATTACGTTCCGGAATGGGCGGTAAGAGGATTGAAAAGAGGGATTCTTTACTTTGATGGGCCAGAGTTGTATTTAAAACAAGGTAATGTTTCAAGGCATATCCACTATGGAGATTATATAATTAGAGACCATCGCGGTATTATAGATAGTTTTGGAAGAGAGACTTTTGAAAAATGGTATGAAAAGATTGGTGAGTAACATGCTGACACTGACAATAAAGAAAAAATGGATGGACATGATTTTGTCCGGTGAGAAAAAAGAGGAATACAGGGAATAAAAACCGTATTATATGCACCGTTTTAACCGTTTATGGTTTGGAAGTATGATTGGATTTAAAGCAAAGAGAAAGATTAGATTCCATAATGGTTATGGAAAAAACGCACCATCATTTATTGCGGTTTGCACGTTGGACATAGGTGAGGGAAGGCCTGAATGGGGAGCACAAAAGGGAAAAGATTATTACATTTTAAAAATTGTGGAGGTTATGAATGAAGACCTACAGGGTGAAAGTCAAGCATTTAAGTTTTAAGAAGCCGGCGGTCAGCGTGTATGAAATCCAGGCGGAAAGTTGCGGTCGGGAAGTTGCTGGAACGGATGATGGAGGAACTGGATCATTATGAATAGATTAGCGAACAGGGCGTACCGGTTATATGTGACGATTGAAAAAGACCAGAGGAAGAATGTGTCGCAGACGGCGTTCCCTTTGTCGCAGGTTGGCCAGCACGAAGCGGAAGAGGCCTATGCGAAGCTGCAGAAAGAACCGGCAGTGGTGGAACTGAAGCTGTTCCGTCATGATGAAACAGGCCTGAAGCTGCTGAAGCGGTTTGAGAGGGGGAAATGAAATGTATTTAAAATCGATTTTCTACAATATAAAGAATGCGACGCTGGAGGTAGCCTGGTACAGTGGGGATAACGAAGAAGATTATAACCGCTTCCGAAGCAGCGAACCGGCGGTACCGGAATTCTACCAGACGTTGATGGAACTGGGGCGGAAGATATGGAACCAGTATTTGAACCTGAGCGAAAGAGGGATCACGTTCGAGCTGAGCAAGATCCGCAAGAACGTGGCGGTCGTCCGGATTGTATGGCAGCATCCTACGGAAGTTAAGGACGTTTTGTATTCCGTGAAGATGGGCCTTGTCTACCGGCAGTCTGAAAAGATAGCAATTCCCTTACCGTTACCAAAGATTTCGATTTTGGTACACAGGGACGAAAAGATGACCGTGGAGCAGTTGCGGGAAAACTATAACGCAGATCCGGAGCTGCAGGCCATGCTGGAAAAGATAGAGAAGCTGGGACTGTCCTATGCCATGGGGGAACGTGCCCAGATGGAGCTGCCGGGGATGGAAAAGGTGGCGGAAAAATAAAAAACACTCCGCGGAACGGAGTGTTTGATGTTAACCGATACATGGAAATCCTACAATAAAAGGAAATATTCCATTTGGATGAATCGTTATTACTCTATTGATGTTTTTGATATAATTCGGACTTCCTTTGGTTTTAGCTTCCCAGTGTCGTACAGAAGAAATCATGGTATTACAAAAATCTATTAAATCAATACATATGGCCTCTTTTGTTTTATTAGAGTATCTATAATTATCTATCCTAATTTGATC